GAAACGCATGCGGCAGACATGGTGATCCGAGCGGGTGGTTCTCGTATCGTTGACCAAGAGGAATCACTCAGTAGGTTCAAGCTGATAACTGACCTTGTGGTTATGGAGTCTGATGCAGGACAACCCCTGCACTTCGCTGACGTTCTGACCACCGTCGATCTAGACGCTGGAGTGATGTCCGAGAGAGGGACCTCCGTCAACATGATCATTCAGATGGAGGATGTAGAGACTGGAGAACCCAGAGAGGACGAGGAAGAACTACTCCTGACTCCACACCGATTGATCAGCAACTCAACTGAGGACCAGCATGTAAATGCGTATGGCCAAACAGAGGTAAAGGCATACGGACACAAGGTCGTCAAGCCACTAAAAAACATCGTTGATCTTGCCTACGAGATCTCAGGAAAAGGCCGGGCAGAAATGACATCGGACGAGTTCTGGACCCTGATCCAGAACATGTCTACCGACGATGTTGGGCCGCACTGGCAAGAAGGAGGAGGGGAATCGTTAGAGCGGAGAGATGTAGCGTCACACCAAGCACACGGACCACAGCAGCGGCAAGACAAAGAGATCTTTGACGAGTATTTCCGACTCCGATTTCGTGAACTGGGGATCGCAGGCGACACATACAAGATGAACGCTGTGCGTTATCACTCAGGTCTTGACAATGTTGGCGTCTTGGAACAGGGCATTGAAGGGTGGGATTCAACGGAAACCGCAATACAGCGACACCAAGACTTCTTGGAAGCTTTGGTCAATGATCCTAGAGTCGTAAGCATCACCATAGAGAAGGGTGTTGGGCAGGACCCGTCCGTTCTGACGCGACACATAAGCAGCCGTGTTTCTCTCCCTTCTGCCGCCTATACCGCGATGCCCACTCTGAACAACAGGGACTACTTCACCGTCAATTTCGGAAGGGGGATGGAGGCGACCCTTCAGATGACTCCGTCGATCTACATCTCCATCATCAAGAACGCGATGTACGCTCCTGACGCCAGAGATACAGGAAGGGCTAATGCAGCAATGGCGGCGATTGCTGATGCGGCAGACCGAACAGATTCTGTTGTCACGGGATACCCCGCTGCTTTCGGGAACATGCCGCAAGGACAACTGATCAGGTGGTACGGCGCAAACGGCTATGAACCGGTCTTGCTGCACATGGTCGCTGACCAGTTGTGGCATGGTGGAGGAGATGCGCACTTGAGTTGGCACGGATGGCGACACCCCAGCACTGAAGAGAGGGTGTGGGAGGCAGGCAAACCTTTTGTGAACGAAGAGGGGCAGGCGTTGTGGGGGTGGGAGGGTAGGGTTCCACCACCACAGATGAAGGCGATGCGACCTAGATACGAAGAACCCAAGCAAAACAGCGGACCACAACACAGCGACATCCTCACCGACAATGTGAGCAATGTCATCAACCTTGAAGCGTGGGGCAAATTGACGGAAGAACAGAAAAAGAAAGTGGGAAGATTCAAGGATGGCGTGTGGAAAGGGGCAATGAAGAGGTATGACAATGGAGATCTGTATCCCAAGCAAATGGAAACCAGAACGGCATACCTAAAACGACTCTCAGATCAGGGCATCACGCCATACTACGCCGCACAGACACGGACCCTTGATGACCTGAAGGTCACAATCCCTGAGGCTGAACGTCTGTTCCAGACAGCCGGGTATCGTCGTGGTCGTTCCATGGCGAGGACAATGGAAGGCAAGAACTTCATGCAACTGGACCCGGATCGGGTTGGCCCAGTGTCATCCATACTTGAAGGGATCGGGTCCGATCAGGTTAGCGCAGACCTACAGCGTCTTTGGGATGAAGTTATCAGCGAGATGCCGCTGTGGCAGGGGAAGGACGGGAAGACACAGTTCGAGGAGGCGAACTCTGCGCTCAAGGATGAATATGGATTCAAACTTCCCAACGGGTGGGAGAAGAAATTCCCAACAGCGGGCGACTTTCTTATTGGTTCAACTGCACTGCGGGATGAGTTCAGGTATTGGTACGAGAGATACGTGACTGCGTCACGTCAGTACCTCGACCTGACTGACCACGAGTGGGATGTCTTCAACAAGGTGCTGGCAGCGACAAGCCAGAGAACCAATGTCAAAGACAACATGGAGAGAACGCTCTCGATCATGTCGGAGATCTTTGGTAACCGGTTCGGTTCCACCGATGTCATCTCCGACCAGTCCATTCGCAACGCACTCAATGGCCAGTTGGGCAGCGAGGATCAACTGAAGACTGGATCGTTCAACGCCACGTTTGAGTTCATCGCTGGACGAGGGGCGAACGTACCGCTCTCGACGAACGATGCGATTATGGCGAAGGTCTTTGGTCTTCCGGGTAACGCATTTGCTGACTCGTTCTGGTACGAAACCATCAGCCGTTACATGATCAAGATGTCTGGCTACCTGAACTCGAAGCAGGGTGGAGAACTCGAACCCTACCAGCCATGGCAACTACAGGCGTTGATGTGGGTCAATCGAGATGATGACCGGGCGTCCCAGACCTACGTCCAGACCCTTGAGTCTTTCATCGAGAGGGCGATCGAGGCTGGCGTGATGAAGCCGGGTGAGAAGATCCGACCTGAGCATCTTGCAGACCCAGAGATGAGTGATATCGCTAGGTCTGGCAAGCACAGCCACTTCCACAGAACACCTAGAGGAATCTACACACTGAAGGGGTCCGAGTATCGTCCCGTCCAGAGGGCGAACATGCTCAGGAACCTGCTCAGGTGGGGTGCTTCACATCTTGCCGTGCCTGAGCGGATGCGGACTGCTATGGCGAACAGGATCGCCAACGGTTACGACGCAGCGTGGCGGGCATTCTCGAAGAAGATCAGCGGCAGCCAACCCTACAAACGCCCCTTAGATAGCGGGATACTCAAGAACGGCGACATCCTCACGGAGTTGTTCTCAGCGATCAGTGGTCTGAAGGCTGGGTACACTGCCGTGCTGGCCGACCCTGCCGTCACCAGAGCGAGTCGGGTGAAACCAGCGACGACCGGGGGAGCAATCTACTCGGAAGACGCCGACTCGACGATGACCATTCCGTTCTGGAACGTCGACAACTTTACCCGGCAGATGATGAACGCACTCATCGGCAGGGCGACTGGGTCTGGTGGTGCTGAGTCGGTTCGCATGCAGGTCCATGACGGTGAGAGCGGAATGGAAGTCCAGCGTGGTGAGATCAAGTACACCACGAGCGGGGTGTTTATCAAGGACCTGAAGTTGACCGAAGAATCCACCCGGTGGATCGGTGACTGGGTGCGAGAGAACATCGGTGGAGGGTTCCGTCTTATCACTGAGGTCAACTGGTCTGGGTCACAGATAGTTGCGGTCGCCCCCACAGCCTTGTCGATGCGGGCAACCAGTCGACGACAGCCGACGATAGGCATCAGGCAGCAGGACCTTGTAGATGCTGTCTTCAACACCGTCGCAGAACACGAGGGTTGGTCTGAGAACGAGTTCGTGGAAAGGGTTCGCCCCGTACAGATGCTGGTGAGTTTCAATAAGCGAAGTGACCAGTTGACTCAGGGGGATTACACTGGTGTAATAGACCGTGGCTTAGAGAAGATACTGAATCAGGATACCGAGAACGATGGCGAACAACTTTTCAGAGGGATCAAAAGGTTCTCAGGAACAAGCCGGGCAGCCGAACCAATTCGGCTTATCGTCAGGGACGCCGCAAAACGGAAGCGAAAGGGATTCGAGAATCAGCTTCGACGACTCCTTCAGCGACCAGAACAGTTTCTTTCAGAAGTCGACTGGGCCGACATACAAGAGCGCACCGGAATTGAAGACGGCGTCGAAAGAAGAGTACGAGAAGCTCTGGCGCGGTACTCACGGTACATACGTGCAGTTGATGCAATCGAACAGCTTGGGTCTGCCGCAGGCGGCTTTCAATCTCGACTCGACAAGTTCTCGGAAGCGTCGATAAAGCTGCTGGAGCGGGCTGAGAAGGCGGCCAACAAAGAGGGCCGCGATTTCGACTACAAGTCCGAGGCCACCAACGGTCCAGAGGATCGTGTCGCCCGCATCCCGTCAGGTGTCTTGTTTGCTGCACGCAGGCGACGGTCTGACAACCTTGCGAACCCGGCGACTGATCAGGGGGCTAGGGATCTTGTCGACTCCGTTGACCAGCAGGCGAGGGAACTTCTCGACCTTGCGGGCATACGTGAGTGGCGGCACATGAACAGGGACGAGGTCCGCAGGCAGACCGTTGTCGAAGAGGAGGGTGAGGAGAGGATCTGGAAACTGAGCGCGGCGAGAGTTCGCAAGCAACTCCTCGATAAGATGGAGGTCGGTCGCGCGTTCACCGATGTCGACACGTATTGCGCAAAGAAGCTGATCAATATGTACGGGATCCGGTCGATCCAGTCTGGCAACCCTGAGGAACTTCGGGCGACGATTGCCTTGATCGAGGGTTACAGGGACGTCGGCACGGAAATGGCGAGAGCGTTCCGCCAGAGGTTCGACCCGATCGAGACCCCTCGTGAACGGCGGAAGCGTTTGATGACGGAGGGCATCCTGCGTCCAAGCGCGAGGTTGCAGAGAAAGATCGCAAAGGCGAGGCGAGATAAAGACGCCGAACTTCTGAAGTTATTGCGCGACTCGATTGCCGATGAGAACGTAAAGCTTCTGGATCATTTGACGAAGCTGGGGTTCGACCTCGACAACATCGAAGAGTACGCAAACGACCCTCGTTCCACGTTCCAGATACTCCGTATTGCTCAGACCTTCAAGGCGAGCAACGGTGACAAGGCATACGAGTGGTATATCAATGCACTCCTCTCCGGTGTGTCTACACAGGTCGCCAACGTCGTCGGCACTGTGCCGTTGTCGATCTGGGAGTACGCAGTGAAGCGACCGCTGGAAGCGGTGGTCAGCCTGCCCATACGCAAGGGCGAGAGGGTCACGTTCGGTGAGATCAAGCATATGTGGGGTGCGTTCTGGCCCCACATGAAGAAGGCGGCGAGGATCGCCCTCATGGCCCACGACACAGAGGTCCCTCAACTTGAGGTGATGCTTGGTCGCGGGGTGCAGGGTCTTCAGAAATATGAGATCCCAACCGTTTCGATCAAGGGCAGGAAGGGGAGGTTCATCCGTTCCGGGTTCACCGGGCTGACGGGAACCCGGATGCTTCTTGCGGTCGATGAGTTCATGAAGAGTGTGATTTCAGGAATGGAGGTCAACGCACTCGCCTACCGGGAGATGGTGGCGAAGAATGTGTGGAAAAGAGCGTTTGACGCAGCACTTGATATCGGGTCAGTCGGTGTGCAGAGCGAGGTCCCTCGTGGTCGAGCGAGGACTCAAGCTGAAGCCAGACAGATGGCTGACCAAGCAGTGTCTGTTGCGATGGCTGAACTGATCGCAGACACGGAGGGAATAAAGTCTGATGTCTGGGACCGGTCGATGGACATGGCCCACCTGCTCACGTTCCAAACAGAACTGGGTCCGATCGGGCAGAAGGCTGTCGCGCTGCGGGACTCTGCGTTCGTCTTTAAGTACATCGTTCCTTTCGCAAAGACATTGATCAACATCACCAAGGTTGGCCTGTTCCCGAGTTCCCCGTACTCCGCGCTTGGCTTCGCTGAAATGCCCAAGGAGATCTGGGACCTGTACATGAAAGAGGATCCCAAGGCCAAGCTTGGGTTCCGGTTCGTCAAACCAGAAGAACGCGACTGGACGAAGGTGTCGTCGAGGGCCATCGCTCAGGCGGGCAACTTCCTTGCGTTCATGGCGTTGTACAGCCTTGTGGATGGCGACGACGACGAGCGTCCGTGGGTGACTGGAAGCAAAGAGGTCTGGAGCTATCGAAGCAGGTTGACGGGGATGCGAGCGGGAACACCGCCGCCACTGTCCTTTGCGGTCCCTGTTCTCAGAAACGGTCAGATAGACAAGGGTCCATATGTTTCTTTCGCAAACGTCGAACCGATATCCACGATCTTTGGGTTCGCGATCGATGCGATTCTGGCAATAAAGAGCGGCGACCCTGCTCGAATGGCGACAGACCTGCCGAAGAGTCTGTCTGGGCAGATCTTTGAGAAGAACCTAACGAGAGGCGTAAGCGATTTCTTCAAGGTCTTTGAACAGCCTGACATCTACGGACCCAAGTACCTGTCGCAGTTCGTCACCGCATGGATCCCCGGCGTCTACAAACGAATCGCCAGAGCAGACCGCGACTACCTGCCAGACAGGCGGGTCTACGGGGACGGTACAGACTGGCTGAAGATGCTGGGCCGACGCACCATTGAGAGGACCGAGATTGCCAGACACATCTTCCCGAACTTCGTGATCGACCGCCCGGCGTGGGACATCTGGGGTAGGCACATACCGTCTGACGTAAACCCAGCGATGCAGACCAAGGGCATGAACTGGTTGTACCGCGCGATGATGCCGTTCCACACCCAGTATTCCGAAGAGTTCCCGATGGATGTCGTCATCAGGAAATGGAACGACGAACACAACGATCCACGAGATCAGGTGCATTTCATGCCGCCCCGACCAACGTGGAAAGACCGTCGTGGTGTCGAGCATTACATGACCCCGGAACAACTCGACCAGTTCCAAAAGCTTTCAGGTGACATCGCCCGCGAGGTCGCCAAGATGGAGATGCCGTTCATCGACTGGAGCAAGCCAACATCCCAGCAAGACGCTGATGCCGTGAAGAGCGTTGTCAACGACAGCCGTACTCTCGCCAAGGATACCCTGTCGAAAGTGTGGATAGGTCGGACGACGGAGGCGGATGCTTACGGTGAACTGGCAGGGGAATTGCACCGGAAGCATATCGAAAAGCAGGCGGCACTTCTGGCTAGGCCCGCCCCGTCCCGCAAGGCACTCGGTGTCTACAAGAACAAAGAGGACTGGGAACTTGAGGTTGAGAAGTGGGAGGACAACAAGAGGATGGCGGCAGAGTGGTTGAAGAACCGTGGCATCACGAAGAAGCAGGTGTTCAAAGCTTTCCCGTACCGCAAGGGTCCGCAGGCTAGGCTGAGGCTGGCGGGAGGGCTTGCCAAGTACGGGGTCAAAGCAAACCGGGGAACCGGTGAGGGGGCGGTTGCTCCGTAGCGGGCGGCCACTCTTCGAGAACCCTGCCGAGAAGAGAGGTGGCGTGGTTCATTTCAAAGGCGTCGATCTCACCCGTCCAGCGGTGGAGCGTCTGCGTCAACTCAGCAAGAGCGTTCATCCTAGCCTCACCCGTGAACTCCTTTTCCTCAAAGACGACGACGAAGATGTGGGGTTCGATCTTCAATGCGATCTCAACTACCATCGAGCATCCTTGCAATTGAAATTGTTCAGGAGTGGTGCTTGCCAAGCTACATTACACTGGTATGATATCAGGCCGGGTGGACACAGAAGTCTATTAACGGTCACGGATGACCGGCCCGGCATCTAAATCATGGAGGAGTGTGATGCTCGTACTCGGAAGACGACCCAATGAGTCCATTGTAATCTCAACCCCGGTGGGGGAGGCAAAGATTACAGTGTTTGCTCAGGCCAATGTGCGGTTGGGGGTCGAAGCACCGGCAAACATGGTGATCCGGCGAGATGAGATTATGGTGAAAGGGGTGAGGCGCAATGAACAAGACGATCGGGGAGTGGAGAGAGTGGCTGGGGAGTGAGGTCGGGGAAGACATCCCCGATTCTAACCGGGACGTTGTGGTCGCAACCCTCGCTGGGATGGCGGCAGCCTACTGCAACCATTATGCGTGGAAGCTGAAGACCGTCGACCTGCATGAGGTCGAGTCAACCTTGAGCGGATCGCTCATCAACCCGGATACTTTCAGGTCAAGCCGCAACTATTCTCTGGCCGGGAAGATCGACAAGGTCTGCACCGTGGACGGCGAGCTATGCATCGTCGACCACAAGACAACGTCGTTCGACATCTCGGACCCGGACTCGCAGTATTGGCGTCAACTCGCTGTCGATACTCAGGCCAGCATGTACTACATGCTGATGCTCCAGAACGAGCGGAAACCGACACGGATACTTTGGGACGTGGTCCGCAAGCCACGAACACGCCCCAAGCGTCTGTCCAAGAAGTATCTGGAACTGATGGAGAACCCTCCAGAGAACGGGATTGAAACTCCCGACATGTTTGCCGACCGGGTGTACCACGACATCGCGGAAGATCCCAGCAGGTACTTCCAGCAACGGGCTATCGTGATCAACCCGAACGAGTTGAACGAGTTCATGACCGACGTGTGGAACATCGGTCAGGAGATCGGCACTGCCGTGAGGAACGACAGGCATCCGAAGAACCCTTCGGCCTGCATGCTTTACAACACCCCCTGCAACTACCTTGGTGTGTGCAGTGGGCACGATGATTTCGGGTCAGGCAAGTGGAAGCAGTCTGACGTAACCAACCCTGAACTTGATGAAGGAGAAGATGAAAAAGTAATCACCAACAGCAGGATGAAGTGTTTCCTGTCGTGCCGAAGGAAGCATGAGTATCGCTACAACAAGCGGTGGACAAGGATCGAGGAACCTCACCGTGAGGCACTCGTCTTTGGAACAATCTGGCACAACATCATGGATTACATTTGGACAGAACTTACTGAGGTGCAGAAATGAATGTGACAGCAAAGAAAACTGCCCGGTCATCGGGGTCGGCCAGTCTGCTGAAGCAGATCGTCAAGGGGATCGAGTCCCGCCCGTCATCGGGGATGGTCTGGGGTCAAAGTGGAGTCGGCAAGAGCAGCACGATTGGGTGGATACCCGGCGTGGTGATCATGCGGTTCAGCGACGAGGACCCATGGGCGTCGTTGAAGAGAAGTGGCATCGTGCCAAAGGATCTCGCCATCCTTCCGGTCGTTAGTAGTTGGCCGATGGTCATGCTGGTCCTTCAGGAACTTCTCGACGAGGACCATGATTACAAGGCTATCGCGATCGACACGATCGGGTCGCTTGAGAAGTTGTGCCACAAGCACGTGACTGAACGTGACTACAACGGTGACGCCACGGATCGTGGTTTCCTGCGGTACATGGTTGGGTACGAATCCTCGCTTGTTGAGTGGAGATTAATGCTCTCGGCTTTGGATGCACTTAGGGACCAGAAGCAAATGTCGGTCGTGTTCACGGGGCACTCGAAGACGAAGCCCCACCGTGACCCACTCCTGCCAGACTATGACAGGCATGTCGTCGACATCCACGACAAGACGTGGAACGTCACGCATCGCTGGCTGGACTGGTGCTTCTTCATGAACCGGATCGTTGATGTGGTGACTGAAGAGAACAGGTCGAAGGGTCGGTCTGATGGGAGCAGGGTGTTCCACACAGATTGGTCTGCTGGGTACGACGCCAAGAACCGCTTCAACATCCGTGAGGATCTTGACGCTGGCGATAATGGCAAAGAGGCGTGGTCCAACATCATGGAAGCAATCAAGAAAGCGAGGCAGTCATGAGTACATATGAAGAAGGCACACACAATTGCAGAGTCATTGGTCAGGGGTTCTCGAAGACCCCGAACACTGGCACGGAATACTTCGGCATCGAGGTCCAGCCTGATGGCGGTGCGTTCCCAAGAACAGTGAAACTCTGGTGCAATTCTGAGGCTAACGTCGAGCGAGCTATTGCCCGGCTGAAGGATCTCGGATGGGACGGGGGGGATTGGAATGATCTCAACCCGGCCAGTGGCACGTTCTCTCTGGTTGGGACCGACCTCACGCTGATCTGCCGTCATCGAAGCGATGACCAAGGCAGGGTGTGGGAGGACTTCGACTTCCCTTTCCCTGTGGGCAGCAGCACATCGACGACGAGCAGTGGTCTAGTCGATGACGACAAGCTGGCTGCCAAGCTGAACAGGCTGACCGGCAGGGGGAAGAAGAAGAAGAAGAAACCGGAACCGGAACCAACACCGGAACCGGTCAGTGCTGACGAGGCCCCATTCTGACTGGGGGTGACGGTGGCTGGCGGCTACGTTGATTGTACATGGTCAACACGAACGGGGGTTCGATTCCCCTGCACCGTCCTTGGTTGTTTGAAGGCAACCATTCGAGAGGCCGGGGATTACTGTCCTATCCCGGCAACATAACCTCTCGATGACCGGACAGGTGAGGTGCTGCACCAGAGTGATCTGGTTCGGGGTAAGTGGAAAGCAGCGATCCAAGAGTCCTACGACTGACTGTGAACTGGATAACCTCAGAGTGATGATCACTCTAGGAAGACAGGGACAGGAGGGAGTGATCAGGGAGGATGCGCACTGATCCACTGATCTAAACTATGGGAGAGGTTCTATGAAGAAGAGTGTGGCATTGGAAATCTACCGGGCATTCCCGCGAAAGTGTGCCCGCCAGTATGCGATCAAGTGCATCGAGAAAGCGTTGCAGTCAGGAGAGATCTCCGCGAGTGAACTGCTTGCACGGGTGAAGTGGTACGCGCGACACCGTAAGGGTGAGGACGTTCAATACACACCGCACCCGTCGACGTGGTTCAACCAAGGCAGGTACTTGGATCCCGACGACCACGATGGTGGCATGTCTGAGTGTTGGCCACTGGGTCCAGAGATCCCGGCTGAACGTGCATGGAACATGGTCCGTGCTGCGGTCAAGGAGATTGGTAGCTACGGGACTCCCCGTGAACTGCTGCCACCAGACGTGTATGATGCGGTGAAGGAGATCGGTTGGCTAAACATCTGCAACATGGGCCAGCGTGATCATGATCGTGTCTTCGCCCGGTTCGAGAGTGTTTATCATGGAAGATCTGGAACGCCGAGTAATGGAACTGGAGGCGAAGGTGCGAGCGGAGTTGGGGAGCGACTCGGACGACGGTCAGATTTGGCGAGTCGTTCACGGACACACGGATCGCCTGACCAGAATTGATGACACGGTGTGGAGGGGGAACGGTAAGGATTCTATCGTGACCCAACTGGTCCGGTTGCGAACCGAGCTACGGACCATCGCTGTTGTGATGACTGTCCTCTTACCAATCGGCGTCAAGCTACTGGACAAAGTATGGCTAAGTGCTGGCTGATCCTGTTGTTGTTAGCGTCGACCGCAGCGGGTGAGGATTCCCGTCTGGCGAGTGTTCGTGTCGGCGGGTGTTCAGGGACGATCGTCGCAGTGATCGGGGGCAGGGGATACGGGATCTCCGCAGGGCACTGCGCCACCACCGGCAAGGCGGTGTCTGTCATCAACTCCAAGGGTGTCCGGGTTGAAGGTGAGTGGGTGGCTGTCGACTCGGCGGCAGACCTCGCGTTGTTCACCTGCCCGGCGTCAGTGGTTCTGGATGTTGCCCCACTGGGAGGGGGTTCGTCTGGTCAACTTCATGGCTACGGTTGGCCCGGCGGCAAAGGACCATCCCGGCTGGACCTGACAGCAGACGGCACGGAAAAACCATCGAACCTTCTGGTAGTTAGGTCGAGGTATCCGGTGAAATCTGGAAGGTTTCGCAACGGGTCGAGCGGCGGCGGGATCTTTCGTGGTAACAGGCTGGTCGGTGTGCAGACGCATGGCGATGATGACGAGTTGGTTCTGGCTGTCACACAGGCACAACTTCTAAGCTTCTCAGAGGCCCAAGGACGGACGTTCTCCGTAAACCTGACCAATCCCTCAGACCAGAAGAGCGGGCCGCTCACAGGCCCATTGTTTTCTGACCGTGACAGGACGAAAGCGATTGCTGAAATCAGATCGGTGTTGTTATCATTATCGAAGACACCGGGACCACCCGGTCCACCGGGGAAGGACGGTAAGGATGCCGACCCGGACGTGGAACAATTGAAGCAGCGTATCCGTGAACTGGAACAGCGGGTAGTTGCACTCGAAGAGTGGCGGCGTAATTTCAGAGCAACAATTCGTGTCCGGGTAACACCCAAGGAGAATTAGATGGCAAGCCAAGTAGATCTTCAGGCACTGCTCGAAGCAGCGAGCGGTGAGCGGTTGGCGCAGCAGTCGGCAGCGAACAACTCGTTCCTCCAGATGATGGATCGTGCCTTTGGTCAGGTGTACGCAAGCGTCGACACGGCGGAAGCATTCGCTAGTCGAGTCCTGATCCAATCTAAGGATGGCCCATCAGCCTGATGGACATCGTGTCGCTGCGTGACGAACTGTTGGCTGAAGCCGACCGGATGATCTCTCTCGACGACGCTGGTCGCGAGCGGGAACTCGTCATGATAGCACTCCGACTGGGTCATGCACACGACATGGCGTGGCGTGAGCTACGTGAACTGGACGAGGAGTTTTTGCGTGAGCAAATCGCCAATCGTGGAGGAGGGAATGAGGTCGCACCTGATGGGGCGGAACCGGTTCCTCAACATGATGACCCATGACCTCGCGGAGCGGCTAAGGATCAGGCGTAAATCTCTGGCGTCAGATGCTGGACTCGATGAGAGTTATGACGTTGGCACATACCCTCCCGCACAGACCACGGTGGTAGATGGAGGGGGGTTGTCGAAGATGCTCATTGCGGGGATGATGTTGGCTACGGGTGGGGCTGGCGGTGTTGGACTGTCTGCCCTGTTGTCCTCCCCGGTCCCGGCAGGCAACGTGCCAGCCGTCAGCCCTGCTCTTTCACCCGTCGAGTTCGACGTGACCATCGAGGAGGTTGGTGGTATTCCCCGAATCAAGGATGTGAGGGAAGTCGATGGCGAATCAACGCGAGCGGTACAACCCGACCCCTGAAGAAATTGCAGAGGCGGCGGCAGAGATCAGGGAGGGGTGGGACGAGCGGAAGTGGGCGGATCAGGAGAAGAGGAAAGACTGGTACGCACCAGTCATGAAGCCACCGAAGCTGGACAAATAAAAAAAAGGGAGGGGAGCGGCACTTTGCCACTCCCCTCCCTAATCTCATTCCCACCATCCCAGTGCGTCAGCCATCAGCGATACCGCAAACGCACCAACGATGGCGAGAAACAATTCACCCGCCATATCGCTTACCCTCCGTTCTTGCCTGCGCCGGACTGACGAAGTTGTTCAGTCCTCTAGGGTGCGGTTCTGGTTCAGGCGGCAGTGTGCCCCGGCGGATTGCTTCGGCATCCTGCTCAGCCAGCCGGGTGCTGTTCTCGTGATCGAACGGACGATCAAGTTGCGGGTTCAACTGCATGTAGATCCTCTTCGGCTTTCCTCCAAAGAATAGCTCCAGTGCAGGGCACAACCACACCACGTGCGAGTCGTCCAGTTGACGCACCGAGTGGTGGTGGGTTGCGTACCATGTGCCCTCCATCCCGAACAGCAGATTGTTCGGGTAGTGGAGGGCGGGGTTGTCGACCCGCGACAGCACGACGTCGCACAGCGACCAGTAGGCATCGTAGTCCTCGTCTGGATCCCTGATGACACCGTTCACATCACCAGCACGGAACTGGAGAGTGAATCCTTTCTCGACTGCTTCGTCGAACTGCCCAAGGTCACGAAGGACTTCGTCCAGTGCATACGATGCACCTCCGACGAATGCCTCCGCATGCAGTCCGATCTCTGGTTGGTCAAAGACCCAGTTGTCGCCCATACGGTAGGGGTTGATTGTAAATACAGTCATGCCTTGCTCACTTTCTTTTGCGCCCTTTTCCCTTCTTGGGTTCGGGCTGAGTTTTCTTCTTCGCCTTGGGGACCGGAGTCCCTTTCGGCAACCTGAACATCATCGGTCCCTGATTTCCCACTTGGTATCTGTTCGGCATTGCCGTACTCCTTTCTTCTGAATAGACTGTCAGTGCCTCACTTTCGGCAACCCCGGACGGATTGGACCGCATACCACCGTCCGGGGTTGTTTATTGCGCCGGGATCAGGCGGCAGTCAGATGCTTGTCCAAGATCCCGTGCAGTCGCTGGGTCCGACTCGACAAGAGGTTCAAGCTGGAACCCTTGAGCGACTCGGTGAAGGCGTTGTACAAACGCCACCCAGTTTGGCCGTCGACCTTGAACTCAGGGTGGCGTGGATTCCTCCACTCCTCCATCACCTGAGGGATCTTGGTCGGCGGCAGGACGTTGCGGTCCATCGCTTCGATGACGAGGTCGTTCACCTCGCCGTGCGAGAGTTCGGACGACTTGTACAGGTCGTGCCGTTCCTCAAGCTTGATGCGATGATCCGCCAACTTGCCGACAGCATCACCGACGACTCGGTCGAGTCGGTCGAGGATGTACCGGGTGTGGCGGGTCGCAACCTTGACCTCACCTGAGAAGGCGAGGTTGTCGCAGACGAACACCTGCGACCCCAAGACCAGTGCCGCCGGGAACCGCTTGTCGTGCGAGTTCCTGACACCAGCGATCAGGGAGGCATCGTGCCCGTTGCCGATGAGCGACGCGCCGTCGCCACCGGCAGCAGCACCCAACTGCATCAGGCCGAAATACTGCTGGCCTTCACGGTTGAGAGCATGCGCCTCATTCTCCAGTTTGTACCCGGAGTTCTCGAACGCAGACAGTGCCTTGTCCCACAACACGGTGTGTGGGATGGGGACGTGGCTGTCGCTCGCCGGGGGGGTAATGGAATTCCGCATCTGCTCGCGGCTGACACGGTTGGAACCACAATGCGTGTAGAGGTCTACTTTTCTCATCACTCACTCTCTCTTTCTTTGATGCCAGCCACGATCCGGCGGATCGTTTCGGCGTGCCAGCGTTGACCTCTCGGAGGAACATTCTCCGCAATCAGGTCACGCTTGATACCGCCAACAGACACGAAATTCCTAGATAGGTGTCTAGTGACAATCTCGATCCCTCGCTGCTCTTCAGAATTCTCGACCATCCGTGTCGGATCGTCAGGATCTTTCATCATGCCGTAGGGCAGAGATCCGCCCATCCGGCGACCGTTCTTCATGTGCTGCTTCATCGCAGCGGAAGTCCGCTCGACAACCAGATCACGCTCGAACTTACACTGCGCAAGCCGGGTCGTGAAGAACAGGTAGCCGACTGCTGTCGACGTGTCGATGGTGCAACCTCCCTCGCAGGCGAGGTGCAATGATACACCCAATTGCATCCATTTGTCGACGCAGTTGAGTCCATCCGCAGTGTTGCGGAACAGACGGTCCAGACGCTGGGCGACGATCTTGTCACCACGATCGGCACGGGTAAGCAGACGCCTACCCTCCGGTCGCTTCGACAAGGCATCATCACCACTGACGTGAGGGTCTTCGAGGAAGACGACCTCCTCGTCCGAGTCCTCGAACAACCCGGCGAACTCACAGTATTTTTCGCACTGCTCCTTCTGGGTGTCCAGACTCTCGTCCACTGTCACAGAACGGGTCCGTGACGGGGACTTCCTTGAGTAAATCCAGATAGTCATTTCTGCACCTCGCTTTCGTAGAACTGGAAGACCACGTGGTCCCCGCCTTGCTGGACACGGACTTTCTTTCCGCACCTCCTCGCATACTGGTAGGCGGCCTGAACGAATGAGCTTGACCGGACGACGAAGTCCTTCCCTTCCTCGACCCTCCAGACCTCGCCGTTCGACCACTCCTCCCACGGATACCTCCGGTTCCCGCTCCGATCAGAGAATGTGAAGTCTTTCAGTTTTTTAGCCATTGGTATCCTCCCTTTCTTGGTTCACGACCAAGTCAATGAATGGGGCATCGTCGTACCCCGTGTTGGGGATAAGCGGGGCCACTACGGACACTTCGTCCCAGCCCAGCATTCCCAGAAATTCTCCCGCCTTTCGGAAGACGTACTTGGAGGTCTGATGGTCCCAGCATCTCAACCGGAACTTCTCGCCTGCCTTCGTCCTCCCGCACCACGTCTTCGTTTTACTCATCACTCCACCTCACTTTCGGTTTGAGATTTGATGTACTCTTCGACCGCCTTGTCACGATGGATCTGCGTGTCGAGTTCACGCAGGTGTCGACCGGCAACTTCCTCTAGGCTGTCTGCCGCCATACGGATGTTCCGAGCGTGACTTTGAAGGTCGGAGAGCTTGGTGATGAGGCCATAACTCCCATCTTCCAACCGGGTGTTCTCCATCTGCTCTTCCGTGAAATCACGGGAGAACACAGAGTGGGTGGTTGCGCACTCCCAGTCGTGACCGACTCGCCTCAGCACGGAGTAGATCTCGCGAGCGACATTCCCGTATTCCCCAGAAAACTGCTCAACGACAGACTTCCCAAGCTTGTCCATCTCGGACTCCATCGCGAGAGCGTCTTGCAGCAACCCCTTGAGGAATTCGCAACGATGCTGACGGACTTCTCCACGCACCAGAGAAACAATGTCATTGGCTTGTGGAAAAGTCGTGTTCTGCTTGATGGCGTTACGGTATCGATACCAGCCCGCCTTTGGGCAGTCATCCACGTCTGCTTGCCACCGCTTCCCAAACGACTGGCTGATTCGGACAGGACCGGCGTAGACGAGAACCCGGTCGAACACGCTATCAGTGGCTTGCTCGATCACGGCCACTCGAGCAGCCGACCATGCGGGAGCAGAACCGAGATATTCCTTCTCCCAGTCGATCCCCTCGATGACACGGACCCACGCCTCTCGTTCGGTGCGGGTGTAACTCCGATGACGACTACCGACCGTGGCTTTCCCGTCAGCGAATTTCTGCAACTCAGCCTTGTCGATCGCGTAGAAAGCGTGCCCACGGATGACGGAATGGGATCGTTGGTATCCGTTGTTAGCAACGCCAGTGGGTTCATCCATGACGAATGACTGACTGCTGTTGTGAGCTTTAGATCCTCCGGTTTTGTTCAACTGCTCTTGGATGTACCTGTTGCTCTTCAGGACCAGTTCGAGTCTGTTGCATCGCTCATCTCGCTCTTCCAGTTTGTTGCATGTTGTAGTCATTGCCTTACCTTCTTTCGGTTTTTGGGGCAGTTGCCCCGGTGGGACCGGGGGGCGAAATGCCCCCCGGCGTGTTGCCGCACCTAGACATGCGGCAGGTAAAAGTCGCTCGGATGGAGGTAGTCGCGCATCTTCTGAGCGAGGACGACAGTAGCCTCGTTGCGGAGGTCATAGTTCCGCTGCTCTGCCATCACCTTCATCCAGTCCATGAACAACCGGGTCACTCCCTGCTGGAGAGTCCGGTGCTGGTTGCCGAGTTCCTCGGCAAACTCCTTGTGGTCCTGATCGGACCTGTTGGCGAAGTCGGTCAGAACCTTGACCACGAACTTCGCATCCGCCGTGTCGCTTTCGTACATGGCCATCACTCCACCTCTTTCTTCATGTACCGCAGGTCGACCTCGTCGACCTCGTGGATCCTCACTGCGGCTGGTTGCTCGTTGCGTTGCTGGTCGAGCAGCAAAGAAACGACCTCGTTCACTTGGCACAACTCTTCAACTTCGATCTCAATCAGAAACGCCATCACTCCACCTCGCTTTCGGTTTCCTCGTTGTGGCTGTCAGCGAATTCCGCCAGCCTTTTCAGTTCGCTTCGCACATGCTTCTTGCCCTCCTCCGTGCCATGCTCAAGCACAGCCATCAGTGCTGGCAGAATGCCAGCCCAAGTTGGAGTCAGGTCGATGGTTTCAACCTTCATGCCACCAAACTCCTTCGCGACATCGCTTCGCATCGGCGCGGTCTGCTCGTCACGCTCTCGCTTCGCCTCCGTGACGGCAGGCTGTCCCGACCAGTTGTCGTTGGGGTAGAACAACCACGGACCCTGAGTGGTCTTCACGACTGTCCCAACATTCTCGCCGGGGGCTTCGGTGTCGTAGTAGACACCCTCGTTACTGGTCCGGTAGACAGCCTCACTTTCGCCCACCTCCAACTGGCCGGGCTTGAACTGCATCACCAACACCTCGCCGTCTGGTGACTCCTCCACTGCCCTGACGAAGCCACGCTCAGCGGTCCCCATCTGCATGCGGATCTGCTTCGCTCGCTCGCCACACCTGTTCCAAGAATTGGTGTCTTCGTCGCCTGCCTTGCAGCAGAAAGCGTAGTGGTAGACCTTGTGGTCGACCGGGGATTTGGTGTCCGCGAACACCAACTTGACTGGGTTACTTTTTCGGAACGTCTTGAGGTAAACACTCATGGCATTGCCTTCTTTCTTTCGGGCCGACAAGGGGCGACCCCGGATGGGGCCGCCCCGTGCCAGCAGTTCTCAGTTTCAGTTGCACACAGCGAACTCGGATCGACGATCGAGTTCGACTGCACTCTTTGCTCGACCCTCACGACGTGTGAAGATCTCAATCGGACGTGGGCCATCGGACGGGTAGCACGTGCAACCCATGCCGTCGATTCGGGTGTCCGGTCCACAGGCCAGCCAGACCTGTGCTTCGGTCTTGAGGACCTTTCGACCTCGCACCCTTTTGATCTGGCCGAACGCTTCGTCGACCGTCTTGCCGTGCCCCCAGTAGTTGGCGACCATCACCAACACGTGGTCGCGTTTTTCATCATTCATCGCAGCACCTCTCTTTCTAGTTCATGCTCTTCTCGAGAGCGTAGGCTTCTGCCTGACTGAACGACGGGAAGTTCCTGTCGTTCTCTTGAGCTTGGCAATGTTCGGGGAGTTGGATTGCATTCCAGCCCCAACTCACACACCGCACTTCCCACGTTGCATCGGAGTCACCCGTCGCAACCCGCTTGCCGTCCTTGTAGCTTTCCTCAAGCATCACAGCACCTCTCTTTCAAGTTCCAGAACAGTGATCGCCACTGCCAAGCATCTCGTGGATGCTGGGTAGTGGGGACCTCTTGTTCGCTATCGCATCTTTGGTATCATTCGGTCGTGTCGCTTCGACTGTGACTTTCGTTCCCCTCGCTCCCTCGCAGCATCTGATGGTGCTGCTCCGGTGCTAATCGCGGTGGAGGGTAGTTCGTGCCACCAAGGCAACTCGTTGTCGCCTCGTCGGTCCTGCCGACCGTTACAGGTTCGCCGTGTTCATCCCTGAGGATTAGGAGTGGGTCGTCACTCGGTGGTCTTTAGTTGTCGCTTGTTGAGTTATCGTCAACTCAACGGACATACTTTAGCATAACATGAAATGAATGTCAAATGTTTTTTTGAAAGTTTTTTTCTGACGGGGTCGAGATCAGGTCGAAACACGGAGGTGATTTGTGTCTGTGGCAGTGATGCTGGATTGGGACGAGATGTTGCGAGGATGCACCGCTGGGTCGATGCGGTCGATCCGTCACCTGATGAAAGGTGACACCGAACACAAGTGGGGCATGGACTCGTCGAAGACCTTTGACGCCCACTGCTACGGGTGCTTGGCTGAACTGGTCGTCGCCAAGCACCTTGGTGTCTGGTGGTCAGGCGAGGGCCTGTACGAGTTCAGCGACGTTGGTCAGGTGGAGGTCAGGTATGCCCACAAGCGGAACTACCGACTCATCCTTCACGACGATGATCACGACAATCGGCCATACGTTCTGGTCACCGGCGAGGGGTCGCTTGGGACGTTCTGGATCGACGGATGGATCATGGGTTGCGACGGAAAGAACGACGACTGGTGGGAGGATCCCGGCACGGCACGACCAGCCTACTTCGTGCCCCGCGACCAGTTGCGACCGATGGATGAACTCCAGAGCGACTACTTCTCCCGGTGTGTACTATAAAGGAAGTGATAAGTTGCACTCAAATATCATTGCAATTGACCCCGGACCTGTTCAGTCTGCGATGCTGTGGCTGAACCACGGCGAACCATCAGGTCGGAGCGAGGGGTCTGTCCTCTTGCAGAACATCTGGCGTAACGACAACGCGCTGGAGCTTCTGGCTACCATGATCCAGAACACTGCCCCGGACGTGATTGCGATCGAGATGGTCGCGAGCTACGGGATGGCGGTCGGAGCGGAGGTGTTCGACACCTGCTACTGGGCTGGTCGGTTTGCCGAGTTGGCACACCGCTGGAGAGTCCCTGTCCAGTTGGTCTACCGGAAGGATGTGAAGATGCATCTGTGCCACTCGATGAGGGCGAAGGACAGCAACATCAGGCAGGCCCTGATCGACCGCTTCGGGCCGGGCAAGGAGAAGGCTATCGGGACCAAGGCTGAGCGTGGTCCCTGCTACGGGATCAGGAAAGATATCTGGTCAGCGT